TTCGGACATGCCTCACGGAAGTGGAGTTGGTGAGCCTACAGCAAATGGGGCGGAACAGGCAGCTCAGCTGTCAAAAGACTGTGAATTGATTGAGCGGACTGCAAAAGAAATCAACACTGAAATTGCGGAGCACCTGCTTCTGGCGGTAACGCAGGATTTTACGTGGAGATATTTGCATATGCTGAGAGGGCTTAAAACCGGAGAGAAGAAATTCTGCTATTTGCGTAGAAAATTTTTTAATCTGTTGGCGAAAAAGAAAGGAATGGTTTAATAATGGCATTTAAAATAGCTTGTTTTGCTTATAAAGATAACGAGTGTTTAGCTCTAAAAAAATTTGAGTTGTGATGGTTGTAGATTCTACAAAACACAAACTCAAGTTGACAAGGAACGACAGGCCAGTAAGGATCGGATAATCAAAATGGGTAAATCAGAATTAATTGATTATTATAAAAATTAATTTTTAAACAGCCGTTATTAGGACGTACTTTCATGATATTCTTGTAACATAGAATTTTAGGAGTTAATACATCTGCTTTTTTTAAATCACCTCGTTGATTAAAACCGACGAGGTGATTTTGAATCGTCTTTTTAAACATCCGAGCGTAGACTGGTCGCAGGCTGCAATTGTCACTCTAATATTTCTGTAAATTTCATTAAGGAATTTAACTTTGAAGACTGCACATAATAAGTTGAAATTCAAAAATGGAGGACTATCATGGGAAAATTACTATATATTACTGTCAATTCAAAGCCTGAAAATCTATCTTCCAGTAAAACAGTCGGTAGAGCGCTAGTTAATCGCTTCTTAGAAAAGCACCCGGATTTCAGCATTGAAGAACTCGATTTATACCAGGAACATATTCCGCAGCTTAAATATAGCTATTTTGAAAGCCGCAGCACGCTTGTAAATTCACAAGGCATCAGCAATTTACCTCCGGATGAACAGGCAGAGGTAAATCAGATTAAAAAGCTATGCGATCAGTTTATATCTGCTAACGTCTATATTCTTGCGGCGCCTATGTGGAGCCTGTCATTCCCTGCTCCGCTGAAAGAATATATTGACTGCATAGTACAAGCAGAAAAAACAATTACTTTCTGTAATGGTAATAAACCTCAGGGACTTCTGAATGATAAGCCTCGAACCTTCGTCTATGTCCAATCATCAGGAGCCGATATTTCGTGGATTATTAGACCAGCGCTGAACAAAGGTCTAAACTATGTTGAAGATATCATGAAATTTATAGGCATCGCCAAATTTGACGAGCTATTAGTGGACGGTACCGGAACTACTGAGAATGAGCGCATCGAGGCAATTCGCAATGCCGAAAGCAAGATAGACGGAATTATAGGCAGCATGCAAATTTAAAAGCATTATTATGCATCTTTTTTTTCAAGCACCTCGTTGGTTGGCAGCTGGCGGGGTGCTTGTCTATTTCAAATATATTGTTGACAATTATAAGATATAGCAGTATTATGAAATTAAAAGGGAAAAAGTGAGAAAAATGGATAATGAAATAAAACTGGCAATATTAAAGCTTATTGTAAACGTTGAAAAAGATGAACATGGGGAATTAAGAGACTTTACAGCTCTTGAATATCATTACCCGAGCGTTTATAAAGTCTTTTCAAAAGCACTACAGATTGCGGAAACTGCATTTAGAAAATACATCATCGAGATGCAAAAAAGTGAGTTACTTGTAGTGGAAGAATTAGGGCTCAATCAAGGTTCGGTCAAAGCAACAATTAAAGGCGCCCAATTTTTAATGTCAAATATAAATTCATAAAAATGCATTTGAGTGTCTACCTTCACGGGCAGGCGCTTTTTCATACCATTTTGGAGGTGACGACCTGTGCTAACAGACAAACAACAACGCTTTGTAGACGAATATCTTATCGACCTGAATGCAACACAGGCCGCCATACGCGCTGGATACAGTACAAAGACAGCAGATACACAAGGACCACGATTGTTGTTAAATGTGGGTGTTCGCGCGTGTATAGACGAGGCAATCGCTCAGCAGTCGCGCCGCACAGGCATTACCGCTGACAGCGTTATTCGTGAGCTCGCCCGGGTAGCATTGCTGAACCCTAAAAACGTTGTCGACACAGATAGTGCGCGTGTTCTCCCTGATGCGTTAGACGATGATTTGGCGGCTATTTCGTCCGTAAAAATTAAAACATCTTCTACAGAACAAGGTGACAGACTCGAACGTGAAGTAAAGTTCTGTGACAAGCTCAAGCTCTTGAACTACTCGGACGGCATCTGGGCATGTTCAATGACAAACTTAATATTACTGGTGAAGGAGTGGTGCAGATTGTCGACGAACTCCGTAAAACTGAGTAGCATAATTGCACCGTCTTTTGTCGATATTCATCGTGACATTGCAGAAGGTAAGCACACGTTTTATAAGCTTGACGGCGGGCGGGGCTCGACAAAATCATCATTTGTGGGAACTGAAATACCACTAGGCATAATGAAAGATGCCGAAACAGGTATATTTACAAACGCACTTGCCTTTCGCAGATACAAAGATAAATTGCATGGCAGTGTCTTTGAACAGCTCTTGTGGGGGATTGACAAACTTGGCGTGTCTCATTTGTGGCAAAAAACATTATCGCCGCTGTGGCTTACGTATAAGCCTACAGGACAGCAAATATTATTTCGCGGTGCTGATAGTGCGACAAAGATAAAATCAATCAAAACAGCAAAAGGCTATATCAAATATCTGTGGTTTGAGGAACTTGACGAATTTGAAGGTCCTGAAAAAATACGCAGCATACAACAATCTGTTTTAAGAGGCGGTGACAAGTTCACCGTCTTTTATTCTTATAACCCGCCTAGATCACAACGTTCATGGGTGAATGACCCGACAGCTTTTACGATGCCGGGTATGCTAGAACATCATAGCACTTATCTCACAGTGCTGCCTGAATGGCTGGGTGAGGAGTTCATCGTTGAGGCTGAACATCTTAAGGTAACAAAACCCGAAGCGTATGAGCATGAATATATGGGTGTTGCAACGGGCACCGGCGGTGAGATATTCACCAATATACAGATTCATGCAGTAACACAAGCTGAAATTGATGCCTTGCCTCGTCATCGTTTTGGCCTTGACTGGGGTTATGCCGTGGATCCGTTTTGTTTCGTTGCCTGTGGATATGACCGTAAGAATCGCCGCCTTGTCATTTACGATGAAGTTTACAAAGTTGGGCTATCTAACCTAAAAGCCGCAGCAGAGGTTAAAACGCACGGCGGCACAGGCAAAGAAATAGTTTGCGACAGTGCCGAACCTAAAAGCATTGCAGAGGTTCGCGGTTACGGCTTACGAGTCAGAGGCGCAAAGAAAGGCCCCAACAGTGTGGATTATGGTATCCACTGGCTGCAGGGGCTTGAAGAAATCGTTATTGATGATAAACGTTGTCCTAACACTGCACGCGAGTTTTACGGCTATGAACTGGCTCGCGATGCAAACGGCAATCTTAAAGCTGAATATCCCGATAAAGATAATCACAGTATTGATGCCGTGCGGTATGCGTTGGAAGATGATATGCGGAATGTAAGGGTTGTGTAACGCTAAGAATAATTAAATTGTTATTAACTTTTCATTATCTTTGAGAATATTAGTTAGTCCTTCACCCCAATAGATAATCTCGACTCCTAAATTCGATAGTATATCAGAAACCCCTAGTTGTTCCGTACATGCTTTGCAAGCTGAAAAATGTACGCCAGCATGTTTAGCAATTTTGATTTTTTCTTGGATTATTTCATTCTCTGCAACAAGTTTTGCTGTTGCTCCCCAAATGATAACTGTGACCTCGTTCCACCAATTATGAGTCATACTATTAATTGCGTACATCATGACCATTTTATCAGAAGTAATAATGTCTGCGTTGGTCCAGAGAATATACAACTTATTTGATTCCATTTTGAATAACCTCCATTACAAAAAACATTTTATGTTTATAATTGATAATCCAAGTGTTAGTAATAATAACATCAAAAATCGTAAGTTTCAATAGAATCGTTATTTTTATAATAGCCGTAGCCTAGTAAAAATACAATAAGGAAGGTATAAAAATGTTAGTAAAACAGGAAATTCCAAACGGCGATTTTTGCGGAACATATTCACGCGAAAACGGCAGAGACGAAATGTGCGTTTTCATTGACAAAGGTTGCAGCGGCCCTAACTTTCCAGAGGGTGGTTGGCATTGTCGAAGGAACCCTGAAACTACATTGGGTACTGAATCTGAAATTGTAAAGGGTTCCGAGAAAATTGTCAAATGCAGGGCTTGCATGAAAGAAAAAGCGAGAGAGTTACTTGATTAAAAGGTTATATATAAAAAAATACCCGTAACTGGATATTTTTCAGTCACGGTTAAAGGGGCCTATTCGTTATCACTTTCTTTGTGCGCTCAGTTTCGGCGCATCTCTGCATTTCTTCCCAGTCTGCAAATTTTGTATAATGCTTCATGAATCCAGGGGTTAATAATTCTGAGATCGGAAGATGCTTACTAATGCTTTCATTTTTCATACTGGCAAGCTCATAAATAATGCCCATAGCATTTCACCTCTTTCAACCACTAATTATACGCCATAAAATGTAAATAAACAATGAAGTAGGTGTAAACATTGTACATAAGTGACCTCGACCTAATAAAACAGAATGTCCATGACAGTAGATTTTATTGACCCAACAACCGGCGCGGCAAGTTCGGGGCAGTTTTATAAAGGTGATCGGGCAATGGCGCTTTTATACATTAATCTACTTTGATAATATTTTATTTAATTAAAAAATGTATGATTCAAGAAAAAAGGCGAAAACCGAACCTTATTAATATAAATGAAATCACCAAAAAGAGTTAGAGAAAGGACTTGATGATACATTAACTCCAGTTATGGTATTTCAAATAGAAAAAGGAAGGACGAATTCTATGATTAGTACAGCAAGGCGCGGTATTAAAGAACTTGAAACAAGCGAGATTGAGAATTTGAATGCCAACGCTGACTTAATCGACACGGCTATTGACCGATGGGGAACCGCTGAATGGAATGGTAATGTCCTACAGGTCACTTCGGAAGTTCCATCACAAGAATTCTACACAGGGATGTCGGTATCATTTTTTCTACCGACCACAAATGCCAACAGCGCAACAATAATTCTCGACAGCCTTGATGCAAAGACATTGTTGAATTCAGTAGGGCAGAGTTTAACAACCGGTGCTTTAACCGCAGGTCAAATTTACTCGGTAACATACGACGGAACAGCATTCCGTATCAGTGATGTTGCGCATGCGACAACCGCGGATACAGCTACAAATGCTGATAATGCTACACATGCAGCATCATCGGACATTTCTACAACCGCAACAAATGCCGACACTGCTGCAAATTACACTACTGATGGTGGAATCGCACAGGAATTTGCCTCACAAAGTCAGGAAATAAGCAACCTTGCCGGCAGTGGTCGCACGACCGAAACAGTAAAAGGTAATGCTGACAGCATTACAACATTAGAGGATTCACTTAATAATCTTGCGGCTTCGGCACTTCCGGCAACGTCATACACCGCAGCGGATGTGCTGGCAAAAATCAAAACAGTGGATGGTGCTGGCTCCGGTCTTGATGCCGACACACTTGATGGCTTAGATTCAACTGCTTTTGCCACGGCAGCACAGGGTACAAAAGCCGATGCGGCACTTCCGACAACGTCATACACTGCAGCGGATGTGTTGGCAAAAATCAAAACAGTTGATGGCGCCGGCTCCGGTCTTGATGCTGACACACTTGATGGTATGGATTCAACTGCCTTTGCCACGGCAGCGCAGGGTACAAAAGCCGATGCGGCG